TTGTCCTCAAGACTATTGCCGCGACCGCTTGGGTGCAGGGCAAGCAGCACTCAGCCGATGTGTGGCATGAGTTCTTCGCTAGGAAGTTTGGCGTCTGCGAGGATGTGACCTTGCCCGGTGGTGAGGTGGTCAGTCGGCGTAGAAGTACAACGGATATGAGCGTGTCGGAGTTCACCACCTACATGAACGAAGTCGAGTCCTACGCCGTGCAGAGCTTGGGGGTAACCTTTGATGCGTGATCCATTCAAAATCGACGGGCCGACTTGCATCAGCTTTTCGGGCGGTCGTACCTCGGCTTATATGTTGTGGCGCGTGCTTCAGAGCAATGGCGGCTTGCCCAATGATGCAAAGGTGATTTTTGCAAACACCGGCAAAGAGGATGAGGCGACTTTGCGCTTTGTTCAGCGATGCTCTGACGAGTGGGGTGTGCCAATCACATGGCTTGAGTGGCAACAAGAAAAACCAAAGTTCAAGGTTGTGACCTTTGAGTCTGCCAGTCGTGATGGCGAACCGTTTAGCGCACTAAACAGAACAAAAAAGTATCTGCCCAACTCAATGGCTCGATATTGCACCGTTGAGCTTAAGGTTTTGACCAGTCAGCATTACCTTGAGTGCTTGGGTTGGGATGAGTGGCAGAACATGGTTGGCATTCGCGCCGATGAGCCTCGCCGGGTCGCCAAGATCAGAGCCAATCCGTTCGACAAGACAGGCGTTGAGAAATTCATGCCTTTGGCGGTTGCCGGTGTGGGCAAGCGTGAGGTTGGCGACTTTTGGAAGGGTCAATCTTTTGACCTCGAATTGCCGTCTATCAATGGGACGACTTACCACGGCAACTGTGATCTTTGCTACCTCAAAGGCGGTCGGCAACTTCTTTCCTTGATCAAAGAAAAGCCTGAACGTGCGACTTGGTGGATACGCGAAGAGGAATGGGCTAAAACAATCACCAAAAACTTAAATTCAAATGGCATCAAGTTTCGACCGCAAGAAGCAAGTTACGCAGAAATGACTCAGTACGCATCTAAACAGCAGGATATGTTTGACTCTGATCAAGAAGCCATTGCGTGCTTCTGCGGTGAGTGAGATGCACAAGTATCCCTATGTGCGGAACAAGCGCATCCTTGAGTTCTGCCGCACGCTACGCTGTCAGTCATGCGGGATCGACAACGGCACCATCGTGGCCGCGCACTCGAATCAAAGCATCCACGGCAAGGGTCGCGGGATTAAGGCTTCAGACCAGTACGTCGCAGCCCTTTGCTATGAGTGCCACTACGAGGTTGATCAGGGCCGTCTGTGCCGACAGACCAAACAGATGATTTGGAACGAAGCCCACGAGCGCACCAAGAGGCTTTTGCAGCTAGAAGGACTTTGGCCGAATGAGCAACCCTGAAGAACTATTCGCCTTGCACCTTCGCGCCATGCGGGTCATGCCCCCGGTTCGGGAGTACAAGTTCCATCCCAAGCGCCGGTGGAGGCTCGACTTCGCTTGGCCTGATGAACTGATCGCCGTTGAGATCGAAGGTGGCGTGTGGACGGGTGGGAGGCATACGACAGGCGTGGGCTTCACCCTTGACTGCGAAAAGTACGCCGAAGCGATCTGCCGAGGTTGGACGATCCTACGGGTGACGAGTGGACAGGTCAGCAACGGACAGGCGATTGATTGGCTTACTAGGGTTTTCACCCTTAAAACACGCTAACACTTGACGACAATAGAGCTTTTACGGGACTAAATGATGACGCTTTCACCTAACAAACAAAAGAATCCCCTTGGTTGGCCTTTCGGAGCCTTACCACCCAAGGTGCTGTCGCGCCTGCTTGCCGAGCAGAAACGCAACAAGATTGCCAAGGCTCCACCCGCACCCTTCTAAGTGAAAGACAAGACATGAAACAGATAGCACAAGCCTTAGTCAAGGCGCAAAAGGCATTCGCCCCTGCGCTCAAGACTTCCTCAAACCCCCACTTTAAAAGCCGATACGCCGACCTTGCCGCCTGCGTCGAGGCAGTCATTGATGCCTTGAACAACAACGGCATCGCCCTGATTCAGCAGACCCACGAGTGCGAATCAGGCGTGATCGTGGAAACCATCCTGCTGCATGAGTCCGGGGAGCAGATGAGTGGGGGCAAGCTCCATGTGCCCGCCGCCAAACAAGACCCGCAGGGCTACGGATCGGCCTTGACCTATGCACGCCGGTACTCGCTCATGGCGACCTGTGGCATCGCCCCTGAAGACGACGACGGCAATGCCGCTTCTAAGCGTCCTGATCCCGATTACGCCGCTTTTGAGCGCCAGTGGCTACCCATGCTGCAAGACGCTGCAATGGAAGGCGTGGCGGCCCTAAATAAGCAGTTTGCGGCTATGCCCAACACGGGACAGAAGCGTGCTTTGTGGGCAGCGCATGGGCCTTCTCTCAAGAACGCAGCAGAAAAGGCGGGTGAATGATGGACATTAAATCTGCAATTCACTTTCTTTGGCAAGTTAACGGCATAGATATTGATGCTTTGGAAGATGCCCGCATGACCTTGGAATCAATCAAAGATGCAGACCCCGGAACATACGATGAAATCATTGATGAGTCGTTGCGCCTCATTTCCAAAGCGTTAAAGCTGCAAATTGGCGGTGCCATTGAAATCATCGAAAAACAATTAGAAGCACAGAAGGCGGGGGCATGATCATGAAAACATATGACGGTGGGCCTGCATTCCCCCAAGAACGAACATTGCCTTGCGGGTCACATGAAGAATGCGAAGGGCTTTCGATGAGGGATTACTTTGCCGCAAAAGCATTGCAATCTTTTATGTTGGTGTACGGTCAAAACGAAGGTCATCTTATTGGCATGGACGACGACACTTTGGCACAAGCCGCATATTGCACAGCAGACGCAATGATTAAGGCAAGGGCGCAATGATGGAACAGAAGTCACCTGAATGGTTTGCCGCCCGCTTGGGCAAGGCCACCGCCTCCCGCATTGCCGATGTGATGGCCAAGACGAAGACCGGCTACGGGGCTTCGCGGGAAAACTACCTGATGGAGCTTGCCTTAGAGCGCATCACCAATGCTCAAGCGCCGTCGTTTATGAACGCCGCGATGCAGTGGGGCGTTGATCAGGAACCCGCAGCCCGGTCCGCGTATGAGTCCACCACCGGCAACTTCGTGACCGAGGTGGGAATGATTGAGCATCCCACGATCCCCATGTCCGGCGCGTCGCCTGACGGGTTTGTCGGGGAGGATGGTCTGATTGAAATCAAGTGCCCCGAGTCCAAGCAGCACCTGAAGAACCTGTCCACGCGCAAGCCTGATACGAAGTACGTCTATCAAATGCAGTGGCAGATGGCTTGCACCGGCAGGGCCTGGTGCGACTTCGTGAGCTATGACCCCCGATTCCCTGACCACCTTCAACTGATGATTGTCAGGGTTGACCGCGATGACGCACTGATCGCGGACATTGAGAAGGAAGTGCGTTTGTTTCTAGATGAAGTGACCAAGATGGTCGAAAGGATTTCCCAATGATGAAGCTAATTGGAGTCGGTCGCATCGGCAAGGATGTCGAACTGCGCCGCACCGCAGGCGGTGAGCCTGTTGCCAACATTTCCCTTGCGTGGAATTACGGCATGAAGGATCAAACCGGCAAGATGCCCTCTCAGTGGGTAGACGCCACGCTATTCGGCAAACGCGCCGAGTCGCTTGCGCCGTACCTCAAGAAAGGCGTTACGCTGTTCGTTGACCTGAAGGATGTCCATGTGAAGACCTTCAAGGGCAATGACGGCAATCAAAAGAGCAGCTTGACCGGCATCGTGGACAGCGTTGCCTTTGCCGGAGACAGACTCAAAGAGTCCCCGCCTTCCGGCTCAGGTCGCCGCCATGACCCCGCCAACAACCCCGAAACCTTTAACGACTCAATCCCCTTCTGACCATGAAAACTCTATTCATTCTCCTCATCGCCGCCGCCAACCTCTCGCCGGTTGTGGCCTTCGCCCGTGCGGGTACGCTGATTTCTTGTGAGGGTGTCAGTACCCAACAGGGTTATCGGTATGTAG